CAGCAACGCTAACAGCGGCGGAGGCGCAATCAATAGAATTATAGAATTTGAGTGTGCCGAAAAGGTATACAGCGACCTGATTGGAATTTGCGCCGTTATAAACCGTAATTATGGCTTCGCCGGTCAGGAATTTGTGCAGTATCTGCAAACGCCGGGTATGTTTGACCGGGTCAATCAGATGCAGAAAGACTTTTACCGCGAATTGCTTAAAAGTGACAGCACAGAAAAGCAGGCCGGAAGTGCCTCGGCGTTGTTGGCGGCTGACGCGCTTGCAACGGAATTGATTTTCAAGGACGGAAACGCACTGACCGTGAACGACTTGGTCGCGATTATGACAAAAAAGGAGGACGTCAACGTTCAGGCACGAACTCTTGAATATGTCCACGAACTGATAGGCCGTAATCCTATTCACTTCCGGCCGGACAGCAACGGAGAATACAGGACTGAAGTTTGGGGGAAGATTGACGGCGAAAGAGTTTACATTATCAAGTCTGTGTTCGACCGCGAACTGCAGGCCGCAGGTTTTAACAGCACGTCGTTCCTGTCGTGGGCGAAAAGAAAGGGTATTCTCGACTGCGCAACAGACCGGCGGACAAAGACAACACGGATTGCAGGCGCTGTTGTAAACGCTATTTGCCTCAATGTTGAGAACTTCCGCGATGCCGGAATCCCCGATGGTTTCAACATTTCCTTTGATGATATACCCTTCTGATGTAAACGGTGTAAACGGTGTAAACGGTAAAAATATATGCCTATATAGGGGAAATATATATACACGCGTGTTATGAAAAAATGAGTTATATTTTTTACCGCGCGTAGAAAATAAAAAAATACCGTTTACAACCGTAAAACCGTTTACAATGTTGAAATTTCAATACTTTTGAAGTAAACGTTTTGTAAACTTTAATTTTTTAACCGTTTATATAACTGTTTTATAATATTGTATAATATGGTATAATGTAATGTGAGGAAATGCAATGAAAAGAAAATTTATCATTTTTCTGGTGGCAATTTTGCTGATTTTTCAGGTTGCCAGCATAGCCGGTGCGAGAACGTTTGTCGCTGAACGACACGCAAAAGCGAAACCGGAGCAAAAGACATTTATGATTTACCGGGAAACGCCGTCAATCCACAACAGAATTTAACCGGGTTTTAATTATGTGCAGACTGAAAGGAGATAATTAAAAAATGGAGGACAGAATTTTATTAAACAAAATTGACAGGATGATTGAAATTCTCGACAGAATTGAAGGCGATTTGAACATTATCGCAAACGGACACGGTTATCCTGTTACAGTACAACCTTTTGACAGAATTGGTGGAGGACTTGTTGGCTGTGGCGGAAGTGTGAGCGGATGCGGCGGAGGCGGAAGTGTTGATGACGAATATGACTGGCTTTTGCGCGAAAATGGAACTATCGAAAAGGTAAAGAAGAATGAGTAAGAAGTATATAGATGTTGAACAAGCGGTAAAGTCGTTACACGAGCATAAGTTTTTTACCATAGTAAATGGCGAAAACTGGTTCGACCAGATTATGAGACAGGTCGTATATGTGATTAGAGGCATTCCTGCCGCCGATGTAGCCGAGGTAATGACAGAAGAAGATGTCATTAAGTGGTGCGATAAAAACGAGTATTACTTGCTACGGAAACACTATCCGTATCCGAGCGGCGTGAGGATGGAATTATGCGAACTCCTGTCTGATGATGAGGTGGAACAACCGTGCATAGACGGGCCGTGCGGAGCGAGAATGGACGAGGTAAAAGAATGAGTTATCTTGCGGCTTTTGGTGCAACAATTTTGGCTGTATTCATTGCAATTGTTTGTATTGGTATTGCGCTTTATTTGGGCCATCCATCTGACAGTGACGACGGACTGATTACCGCCATTGTGATTTTATCATTTCTTTATCTTGGTGCGGTGATTTTGTGGCTATCCGGGACACCATCGCCTATTACATGGAACTAAAAGGAGGAAAAAGGATGCGTAAATACATGGACAAAGAAACTGCCCTTCAGCATTTAATAGACAGGCTTATGGAAAGCGCATTGAACAATGTCGGAAGCCGGGCAGATGTAGACGCGGTGTTTCTTGACATTGCGAAAAACCGTTTACCAGTTTGGTTGGACGAAGTTGAAACATACGATGTAGCGGAGATAAAGCGAGGGCGGTGGATTGTGCAAGATAAAGGCATTATAGTTACTTCCTATTGCTGTTCCGAATGCGGAGAAGTTGTTAGAGATGACACAGGATATGATGTGGCTATTGATTATCCATACTGTCATTGCGGAGCGAAGATGAGGAACGAAGATGATGAGTAGATATAAAACGAAAGCGGAAGAGAGAGCCGATTATCTTGGTTATCAGCGAGGTTATCACGCAGGCGTTAAGAAATCCGTAAAGCGAGGGTGGTGGGTAGAGGAAGAACGACCGACCTGCTATGTATACAGATGCACAATATGTGGTGATGAGTTTGACGCTCCATATAACTACTGTCCGAACTGCGGGGCGAGGATGTCCAACGAAGACCAACACAAATAATGCGTTGGATGTTTGTTGGGTGCGTTGAAAGGAGATAAATATGTATCAAATTAAAACAATTGTGGAAGCGCTTTCGCAGTCTGTGTCATTTGACGAGCGTGTAAATGAAGCGTTGAAGGCCGGTTGGACGTTGTCAACAATTCAGATTGTGCAGGCCGCTGATGGGAAAGGAAGAATAATTGTAGCGCATTTGGAGTGGAAAAAATGAAAACAATTTATTTAATCATTGAAATATTTTGCGTTGCAACGATGTTTGCGGTAGTTTATAAACAACCGAGCCCGTTAACAGTCGGCGCACTCGCTTTTTGTATATGTAATTTTATAATTGCTTTAGAAGAAATATATAAGAGGTAATTATGGGAACGAATTATTATGCTGTAAGAACGCGGCCTACAATAGACGAGCCGTTACATATCGGGAAATCCTCTATTGGTTGGATGTTCCTTTTTCAAAGAATAAACAAACCGTATAATGAACCGCCGGTCGTTTGGAATACGTTTGAACAAATTAAAGAATGGCTAAAGAAATACACAGAAAGTGGAGAGTTTGTAATTATTAATGAATATGATGAAATTATACCGCTGGATGATTTTATTGAGATAGTAGAAATAAAACAAAAACGTGATAAAAACAATCCAGCCAATTTTGGATACAACGTCGTGGATGTTGATGGATATAGGTTTTCAGACGATGAATTCTGTTAAGGATAAAAAATGTATGACGAAGATTTATTAAATGCAATAGCGATTATGTCGTTCATTGTCGGCGTAGCGAATTACAATGAAAATTTAACGCAAAGCGACAAAGACGACATAATGAATACACTTGACCAGCAAACGAAAGAAATATTGATAAAGGTCGAGGAAAAACTGGAAAAACAAAACGAAATGCTACGCAAAATTTTGGAAAAACTTAACGATTGCAACCGGGAGTGATGCACCCGATAGCATAAGGGCCGGGTGGCTATTCGTCCAGAGTATGGGATATATCGACCAAACAGCCGCAAAGATTTTGTCGCCACCCGTTCCTTGCGGCTGTCAAGGAGGAAAAATGGAACGAAAACATTGTATTGACTGCAAACATTGGGAACCGCGCAGAGGCCGTGTTGGACGGTGCAAAGTTTGGGAGCCACGACAACGAAAAGACGGAAGTCTGACGTATAATTATTACGAGGCAAGTCATTTCGCTGGTAAGAAGAAATTTGAGGAGAAAGAAAATGATGAGAAATAACGAAATCGTCAAAATGGACAAAGTTGTCGGCGCTTTCTTTGACAGTTACAAGTCGGGGACGTCGGTTGTAACCGTAACCGTCAATAAAAACCGTTGCCGTGAAACATTGACGCTTTCCGTTTTCGGCGCGAAAATCTGCGTTCCATACAGCATTGTTGAAAACCTTGTCAAGTCTGCAAGAGAGGAATTCAAAAACAAACCAGACGGGCCTTTGCCCGGTCAGGTAGAGTTGAACGTATAGATACAGTTTTAAGGAGGACAATATGAAAGTCATCGAAATGGATATCAACAGCGTAAAGCCTTACGAAAAAAACCCGAGGAAGAACGACGACGCTGTAAAGTATGTCGCAAATAGCATTATGACGTTCGGGTTCAAAGTGCCGATTGTAGTTGATAAAAACAATGTCGTTGTCGCCGGTCATACGAGGCTAAAAGCCGCAAAACAGTTGGGAATGGAAACCGTGCCAGTCATTATTGCCGACGACCTGACTGACGAACAGGTAAAAGCATTCAGAATTGCCGACAACAAGGTTGCAGACCAGTCTGAATGGGACAATGATTTGCTGGGTCAAGAGATTGCCGAACTGTTAAACATTGACGACATTGATATGACGGACTTCGGCTTCGGCGAGTTTGAATTGACGATGCTGACGGAGGATTTTGAGCCTGAACCTTACGACAAAGACCTTGAAGAACAGTACAGTCAGAATTCAAATACGTTTCTTGCAAAAAAGCGTGTAATTATCACTTATTCTGAAGAAAACGAGCAGGCACTCCTTGATATGCTTGGCTTGGAGGAACTGAAAAAGATTGTTTACGATATGTCTGAACTTGTATAGGTGGGCGATATGTATTATTGCATAGCGAGTTACAACCGGCCGGAATGCAGAACGGTAAGAACATTGCGAGAAACCGGCGTGAAAAAAGAAGACATAATCATAGCGACGCAGAACGCGACAGACTACCTTGAATACAAAACAAAACACGATTGTGACATTATCTTTGAACGGAAAGATTGCGCCGCTGGAAACCGAAACACGCTTCTTGATTATGTTGATGAGCCGTGCCTTTTGCTGGATGATGATATAACCGGCTTTATGTACTATGACGGAAAATGGAAAACGGACAATGAGGCCGCGCTGGATGGAATATTAAATTGTTTCAACATTGCGAAAAACGAGAACGCAAGTCTTTTCGGCGTTTCGGCAAATTCAAACTCCATCATTACACGGAACCGATTTGAAATAGACATAGACGTGCTTTTGCAGGGTTCCGTTATAGGTGTCCTTGATAAGGATATCCGTTTCAATGATAAGTGGAAAATGGTTGAGGATTATGAGGCCGTTTTAAGAGCACTGCGAGCCGGGAAACACGTCATCAGGCATAATTATCTTTGCGCGAAAAAACCGCAGAATGGGACGAATTCAGGCGGCTTGCACGACCGTTACGCTGAAGGGCAATTGCCGTATTGGATTGAACGGCTTGCAAAAGTGTACCCGGAATTCAAACCGAACAAGAAAAAAGACGGAGGACAAATAAAATATGGAAGATAAAAAAATCAGTATGACATACGGTTCGCCTCGTTGGACTGGTGAAATTGCAGACTGTTCTTTGCCGGTAACGTTTGACACGTATAGCAACTGTTCTTTCGGTTGCGTGTACTGTTTCAGCCAGTACCAGCGAGGAATTGGTGGAGCGGCGGCGAACTATTTCAACAAAAATGTAAAATCCGTCAATCCCGAAAAAATCCGCAAACTGTTCAGCGGCGAAATGCCAGAAAGTTCATTCTGGAAGTATATCAAAGACCGCAGGCCGATACAGTGGGGAGGGCTGTCAGACCAGTTTGACGGCTTTGAGCGGAAGTACGGCGTAACGTATGAAATATTAAAATATCTCCGTGAAATCAATTACCCGATTTGCTTTTCTACAAAAGCGGCTTGGGTATTCCACGACCCGAAATATCAGGAATTGTTCCGTGGAGCGGACAACTGGAACGTAAAATTCTCCATTATTACGCTGGACGAGAAAGATGCGGCGAAAATTGAGGTAGGTGTACCGACTCCGCAGGAACGGCTTGACGCGATGAGGGAATATAACAAACTTTCAAAAGGCGGAACGACGTTGAGGCTCCGTCCGTTCATTGTAGGCGTTTCTGACAAAACATATCTTGACCTTATCCGCGCGGCAAAGGACGCAGGCGCCACGGCGGTAACAACGGAATTCTTCTGTCTGGAAATGAGAGCCGTAAACACGGCGAAGGAGCATTACAAGGCAATCAGCGAGTGTTGCGGATTTGACATCGTTGAATTTTATAGAAAGTTCAGCAACGGCTCCGGTTATTTAAGACTGAACAGGAAGGTAAAAGAAAAATATGTTTACAAAATGAAAGAATTGTGTCACGAGTTAGGAATGCGCTTTTATGTTTCTGACGCGCATTTCAAGGAATGCTCTGACAACGCCTGTTGTTGCGCATTGCCGCCGACGTGGGACTATTCAAGAGGGCATTTTGCCGCCGCGTTACAGATTGCGAAGAAAACCGGCGAGGTCCGCTGGAGTGACATTGAAAGAGATATGTATTTCCTTGACAATGACGTTTACAAGTGCGATTTGGCACAAAGTAGCGAATTGCGAGCGAAATATAAGGATATGTCCGTTCGGGATATGTTAAGATATCT